GGCGGAGACTGGAGAACTTGCCCCGCTGTACAAGGAATCTCACCGATGTAAGCAAAGAGGTCAGGACGCAGCACCGCCATCCGCTTGAGCGTCTGGTTGGCAAAACCCAACATCACCGTATCGCTATAACGCTGCGGTGAGTTGATGTCTTGGATGAGGCGTCGTGCCTCTGTGATTACTTCGTTGAGTGTCATTCGGGTAATCCCTTAGAGGCTTCAGCGTTAAGTTCCACATTCTCGACAGGCGGCTCAACAGGAATCTGCTCGACAGGAGTTTCAAGTTGTAGACCCGACTTACGGCCTTTTTGTTTCTTCGGAATGAACTTCTCAGGGAAGGCTTCTTCCTCAGTAATTTCTTCGCAGGCAGGGTTCTCTGCCAGAATCTCATTCCATTCGTAAATGAAACCACTACGGTCGCGTAGGTATCGCATCCTGCTCTCCTATCTATATTTAGCCGTCTTACTTGCTATTTTAGCGGGCTGTTTTACAAACTGTTGACCTTTTGCTTTACCTTCACGTTTTGCTTTGGTAGTCGCCGCATACTCTGCGGGAGTCAACGCCTTAATTGCCTTCTCTGGCAAATACCGCTCCCCAGTCTTACTGGAGGGCTTACCACTTTTGGTACGCCACTTCTGGTCAGTCCACTCTTTGAGGGATTTCTGTGGGGCTTTCAATCTTTGTACCCCCCGCCAGAGGCTTTGTACTTCTTTGCCAACAACTGTGCCTTACGAGCAGACCACTGTCCAGCAGCAGTCCCCTGCGTATTCGATGCTTTAATCTGGTTGAACAGCCGCTTACGCAACTCAGGCTTAGTGTAGTTGCCAGCAGCGTTCACTTTGGATTTTGTCTTGGCTACCATTTGACTTTATCCGCCCAGTAAGCCGCAGACATCTTGCCCTTGGCAATATTCTTTGCATGCCGCGCCTTAAATGACTCGCGGCGATTCTTGTAAGACTCAGACTCTCCCTGCTTCTTAGGAGAGCCAGATACACCTTGCTGCCCAAAGCGGATAGTCTTGACCTGTGCACCAGACTTCGCCACTACAACGTGGCTTTTTGTCGGGTGTCCCGGTGTACGCTTAGGCTGGTTGTACCCAGATACACCAGCGCGTTCGAGTCGTGGGTCTTTGGTAGCCATGATTACTGAGCAATAATTGCAGTGACTGACGTTGCCCCGCCAATATCACAGTAAATCCCGTTGGAGAAAATAAGTCCGCCTTCAGGAAGATTCCAAGTAACAACACCTTGCTTGGTGGTATCAAGTTCGAGTCTTACAGTACCAGAAGCGGATGTGTTGTCGTAAAAATTTATATGCTGTAACGCACCCCCACCAGAGGTATACATCACACCAATAAGCCGTGCAGGCCCAGTAGTCATCAATACATTTGCATTAGTATGTATTGCTTGGGGTTCGCGTTTAGCAGCCATAATGCCTCCTTAGAAGAAAGGGGGCCGAAGCCCCCTTCATCTTACGATGCTGATGCGTCAGCAACCAACGCCCAAACACGAACAACAGCAGCATTGATCGCGTTGTTGTTTAGGGTCATGTCGATTGTGTCAGCAGCCGAGTAGTACTTACCATTGCTGTAACCAGCGATAGTGTTTGGCGTACCTTCGGTGAGTGCCAGCGACATCACACCAGAACCAACAGAGTTCAGGTCAACGTCGTTCAGGTAGCCGTCAGCATCGCTGCCGTCACCCAAATCAAACGTAGCAGTTGCACCTTCAGCAGTGGTCACATCGTAGCCGACGCGCATCACCAAAGTTTTTGCCGGTACAGGAATCACTTCCAGAACATCGCCAGAAGCCAGAGCAGCAGCACCAGCGGCGCTACGTGCAGCAGCAATCTTTGCGAAGTCAAGGACGACTTCCATACGGGTTACTTTGGTAAGACCGTCAGCGCGAAGCGCTGCTGAGCCTTTATTAAAGCCGAGAGAATCGGTATAAGTTGCCATTTCAAATCTCCTAAAAAGTTACGAGGGGGAGCCGAAGCCCCCCGACTGATTACGACAGAGTAACAATACCTTGAGCCAGTGCCTCAGGCTTAATCACTTTGTAGCCGTAAACTTGCAGGCCACGGATGATGTTGCCGAAGGTTGACTCAGCGCGGATGGACTCCATCTCAGTCATCTGAGAGGCAAAAGTAAAGCCCATCTTATGACCAGCGATGAGGCTGAACTTACCGCTTGCGTTGCTCAGGTTGTGGCTCATGTACACAGTGAAGCGGTCGATCATACCGAGACGACCGTTACGGAGTACAGACACGCTGTCGCCAGTCAACGAAGCATCCTTCAGGTCAGACTTCTTAATCAGACCAGCCATCTTGGCAGGAATGATAATGAAGCGGTCGCTTTCAGGAGCGTTTGCTTCGTCAAGAACAGTACCCATGTCAACGATGTACTCAAGCACGTTGGTCTTGGTGATAGCGATAGGCGAACCAGTCGTACCCAAGTCAATGTTGCCGGAGATACGGCCTGCGGTAGCACCTTTGTTGAGGCTAGAGATGTCCGGCAGGATGTCGGTCAGAACGCGCTGGTCGATCTTGATCTTCATACGCTCGGAAGCGTCCTTCGACCAAGTGTCCATCATGTTGATGTCCGACTGAACCTTGTCCACATCGTCCTCAACGCAAGCGAAGTACTCGCCCTTGTCGATGACCAACTGGATTTTTGGCTTGTCAGGATTCTCAACGCTCAGCGTTTGACCTTTGACATAGGTCTTGATGGTGATTTCCGGGGTAGTACGGATGTTAACCGTATCGCCCATACGACGAATTTCACCTTCGTAGTTGGTATTCGAGATTGCTGCGAGCACGGTGGCATCGTAGAAATTCTCGATCAGTTTACCCGACCAGATTTCGGGAATGAAGTTGCCCGAATAGTTCGGACGGCCTTGAGAGACGGGAAATCCCATGATAAAACTCCTCTAATCAAGCGTTTGCAAGTATGCGACCATCTCGCTGTGCAGCGAAAATGTCGCGTTCAATGCGGTCACGCTCTGCCTCACGCCCTTTGTACTTACCCTGACGAACATCGTTAAAGAAGGTTTTGATGTCATCAGGCGAGTATGTCTTGGCGTTTGAACCTGTTGGCGCACCAGTGCTCCGGCCTTTACCGGGGGTTACTTGGCGCTCAAGTTCAGAAGCAGCATCATGCCGACGAGTGTTTTGAGCAGCATTGGCTTGTCCAGTTATCTCAAGCCAAGACCGGAAGAAATTACCAACCCGGCGCACATCGAGGGTGTTTTGCGCATCCTCAAGAATGGTTTGACGGCTAATACCAGTCAGAGGGTCAACTTCGAGGAGCCAAGTCTTAAAGTCCTCGTCCTCGTTGATGTCTCTCCAATTGGGAACTATCGAAGTCAAATCCATCCAAAATCGCTGTTCAGCAGTCATGGCTTGTTGATGGGCTAGGTTTTTAACCTGCGGCACAACATTTACCTGTAACTGTTGAAGCATCCGTTCAATCTGAACAATTTTCTGGGCTACAGGAATCAACTCCTCACGGGTCACGCGACGCATGACATCCAGTGATTCGCCATATTCCTCTTGGTCTTTGTCCGTAATCAGAGCCTGAATCTCAGGTTGGTTAGCAGGACGACCAGCAGCCTGTTGTGCAGACAGGGTTGCCAGCAACTGCTCCATCTGCTGTAGACGGCCTGTAAGTTCCTTGTTGTGCTGATGCAAACGTGGAACCTCGGCGTTGTACATGCCTTGGAGTGTGCGGTATTTCTGAGTCAGTGTTTCGTCTGAGCCTTTTCCGTCATCGTTCGTGTGCTCACCACTAGATGACTGAGCAGCATTGTTCGTTGCAGAATTCTCGTCGGCAGGCGGAGTACTGTTGTCCACATTCTCAGTGGGCGGAGTTCCACCATCGGCGGGCGGATTTTGTCCCTCGCCATTGGTTCCATCACCATTGAGTTGTTTGTACAGTTCTTGAACTGCCTCGGTCTGTTTACGAATTTGCTCTGGAAGTGCCATGATTAAACGCTCCTATCGGTATGCGTGGATTAGACGGCGAGTCATATCAGTGAGACTTTGCCGCTAGTTCAGGGGACTCTTTGACGAGTTTGTAAATCTCGCCCAAAACTTGGCATCGCCCCTGCATCAATGCCGCGTTGTTTATCGCATTGGGTAACTGATCCAACTCATGCGTCCGCCATGCAGCAAAATATTCCAGAATCTCTGGAAACTGCCGCACAGCAAGTGCGAAAGCCTTTACAGTCCGCTCGTCAGGCCGAATCATGGCTGACCCCCACTGCGGTTCATGACTGTGTTTCCGTCCATGCCACCTTTGGGTGAGCCATCAGGTTGTACGGGTACACCAGATGGTTGCTGCGCTGCTAAGGCTTGGGCTTTCGCACCAATACTCATGAACGCAGATTTCTCCCGAGATGGAATAACTTCATCCACAGGCATTTGCAAACCTTTAGCCACTTCACGAAGAATCGCGGCGCGACCATCCTTACCAAGAATCTCGATGTCAATCGGATTGGCGGTTGCGTTAAGGAATTCGATACGGCGGACGTTGACAGTCTCTTTGACAGCCAAGTTAACTGCTCCGCGAGCAATAACTTGTACGTCGCCTTTGATAGCCTCGTCCTCGTCGTAGCGCATGTTGTACACGAACTGACGTTGAACGATGGGCTTAATAACATCTCCGTCGATATGGCCCACGACTTGGCGGATACCTTTACCCGCTGCGCCCATGAGCATCGACAGACCTGACGAAGTGCGGCCTGCGCCTTGCACGTTCAGGTCACCATACAGGTAGGCCGGAATACCAGAGTGGTCATCAGCCAACCGAGCAAACTTGTCGTACACAGCCACCAACGTACTAGCGTTATCTTCCGGCTGTGTAAAGCGAACAGCAGGCGCACTCGACCCAACGGGGTCGTTGGTCACCTGCCAAATCTTCCAAGGGAACATCTGTGTAATGTCCTCGTTGGGAGGAATACGGTCGAGGTTGACTTCAACCTGCGGGCCAGACGCAATACCCATGTTGTTCACAAGAGCACGGGCGGCGGCATTACAGACGTTCTGAATATCTTCGATGATCTCGGGAATACCCTTACCCCAGAACGCGCCGGGGCACTTGATGAACGAAGTCTTGCAGTATGGCTTCTGACCCAGTGGGTCATAGTTCAGCACCGCCTTGATGACGTAGTTACCGATCATCCAGACGTTGGCATCGTACTCACGGGCTTCGTCAGGGATTTCTTCTTCGGTCATGCCCCACTCGCGGAGCATCTTGCCGGAGACTTTGCCCCAGAACTCAAGAGCATCGAACACAT